ATTGCTTCACCAAGGATTGATTGGTAAATCTTAACTTGTGAATCGTAGCCTGCCATCAAAGCCTTTACGCCTTGACCAGTAACTACTGATCCTTCTGCTTGTCCTGCACGTGCTTGAGGGAAACGTGTTCCAAGTTTCATTTCATCTGCAAGAACATTGTTCTCTGCAAATGCAAATTGTGGTACGTCTAGATTGACGCGCCTAATTTTTTCAGGACTGTTCGAGCGAATGACTGAATCAGGACCAATGGATAAAGAAGTAACATCATTGGGAAGAGCAAGAGGAGCTTCAACAGACTTCTGGACAGCTTCCATAGTAAGAAGAGCAAGTCGCGCTTTCGCTGCGTAAACAGGTAGTACATCGTCGAATTGACCCCGACTTTCTCCATCGAGAGAAGGGCGTTGAGCAATTGCAATTGGGACGACGCCTGTCTTGTTTGGTGTTGTCGCAAGTACTAGACCTCCCCGATCTGGCAAGAAGAGAACAGTTTTGTTTTTATCTGCCCAACGTACAACTTGTAACAAGCTGTTGCCATCGCCACGTGTATAAGTATTTGATTGGAGAATTGCATCGGCATGCTCGGGGAAGTGAGCAGCCAAGTCTCCAGCTTTACGGTGATATAAACGAGCGTAGGTGTTAACAACACCGTAGCGATCCATATCGTAATAAGCACCTACGGAATTTTCCACATGGATATGTGGTCGCTTGTCTTTGAAGTTTGGTTCAACTCTAAAAGGAACAAAGCCGTAAGTTGCTAACTGATCTGCGCCACGCAGTAGTTCCGTACCAAGTCGAGATGCAGCAACATAATAGTTGGCAATCTTTGTACGCTTGTCAGCCTTGGTACGCTGGTTATCATCTAGTGATGAATCACCAGCAGCAGTAATGGTAGGAAGAACACCGACTTGTTCAGCAACATCTCGTGCAACGACATCGATGAGGTTAGCGATAATTGGACGTGACCATACGCCCTCTGGAAATAAACCACGGAAGACTTGGTCAGCGTTACCCGCTCTTACCAATGCAACCTCGCGCATGCGCTTATCGCGCTCGGAGTTACGAGCTTTTAATTGCTCGAATGCTTGTACAAGTTCTTTCATTAATATCACAATCTCACGGCTCGCTGCGCTGCAGCAAGGTCATCTAAGTTGATGATGTACCTGGATTCAATCTCTCCACGAGGTGTGAATTGATTGTTTATAAAATTTGGTACGTTAGTCGAAGTTAATAAAGTTTCTCTTGCTACGATCTCACAGAACCATAACGCCATTACGGCGTCCATCTTGAGCTTTTTGCCTTGTACTCCTGGTTGCCAGGTAACAAGTTGTTCGATTAACTTTTTAACGTGTTCATTCTTCGAGCTGTCTGGTAACTCAATTAAGTTGTCATCAGCATGCTTGAAGTTGTTCATGACACCATCTCGCTTAGTGATGGTTCCGAACAGAGGAGCCAGAGAGGCTACGCCAAACTCTGGATCCTGCTTATTGTTTCCTGTGTAGTGAGGTCTATAACTAATACCTCTAGTCGACAGGAAGTTACGAATCTCTTCGTCTTGTGTAAGGAAAAGCTGAAAAGCATTTGATTCCACAATGACCGTATGCGGTTTATACGCATCGGTCCATTCCCTAATAAGAGAACGGATTGCTGCAGGTGTTGGGGCTGTCATGATGTGAACATCCATGACGTAGCGTTTGTGTGTTCTGCGATCAACCGCATAGGCAACAGCAGCGGTATCACCAGACATTGCTGGGTCAATACCAATAATGCGATAAAAGTTCTCGCAATTATTAGGATGTCCTGCTGCGCCTGCAACCAGCGCACCCGATTTTCTCATTCCATTTACTGCGCCTCTGACGCACATCGGGTCGAAGATTGCATTCTCCGCAATATCGAGGTTCTGGTAAACCAGTGACCACTTAGATGGTCCTGCCTCGTTACGGACCGCCGTTAGACGCGGTCCTGTCCATCGATCAAACATTCCATTCTCGTCGGGTACGTCAGTATCCGTAAGAGGTTGTTCGGTCTTTTCCCAAAGACATTTCCAGTCTTCAGGCTTGTCTGCATATTCTAAGACTGCAGGCATGGACAAATATGACCATGGCAATACGCCATCGGTGTAATGCTGTTTGTTGCGGAGTTCCTTATATAAGTCAACCGCTGCAACTCGTGTGCCAACTACCAAGAGTTGACCACCGCCAGGTGGGAGACGAGAAGCAACTTCCTGTCTAATCCATTCCTGTTGCTTAGCCCACTCTCCCGCGTTAGAGAGAGTGACGACGTCATCAAGAACAATGAGGTCTGCACGGTTTCCGTAAACCTGCCCGCCCATACCAATAGCTTCAATGGTTGGGTCTTTGGCATCTGAATCTCTGGTGTCTCCACCAAGATAAACTTTATTAGCCGACCACTGGTCGGCGGTTGCTTTGTATCCATCTACTGGACCAAAGGCTGCCTGTAAATCAGCGTACCGAGCATGTGTCAATCTTTGCTTGATAGCGTAGAGAAACTTCTTGGCTTGCTCTTGCGTCTTGGAAATAACCATGACGTTGATATTAGGATTCTTGACAATTCGGTAGGTCACGTAGTTAATCGTGATGGTCATTGTCTTGGCGTGGTTAGGGGGTACATTTACCAAGAGGCGGGAGAGTCCCGCCGACCCTTTTTCATAGACCATGCTGTCATGTAACCAAGAAGGATCTTTGCCTTCCAGCATGTCTACCACGTTCATCATATGTGGTGGAACCTTGGTTGCCAAGTAATTCTCAGAAAACTCCGCAAAGTCAGATAGACCAGACCGAGCATCTTCTGCGAGGTCTGCGGTTCTAAACCGAGCATTATCTACATAAGCTGAGAAGCCCTCGGCTTCTCGGCGTTGAGTGTCATACCAAGAACGAGATCTACCAATAACCTTTAGGGCATCAGCGATAGTGCGCCCTTGGCGCACCAAATCAATCAGTTCTTTACGAGCTTCTTCTGGTGAAAGATTTCTTTCCAATGTGGACTCCAGGGTCTGTAGTAGTACAGAGGGGTCTGGGCAGAAGTATCCCCACTCATGCATAGGTAATCTTATTAGGCGGGCTTATTGCCCGCCTTTGAGGGCTCAATAGGTATTTCGCCCTATACCTATATAGGGGGCTAGAGCGTCGGCGTGTTTCAAGGGCTTGGTAAAAGTTTTTTTATTTATATATATAAGTGCTGGTCAGAGCTGGTTTTCTGGTGAAAATAATTTAGGAGATAGTGGGGGGAGGGGGTGGGGGTGGTGCTAAACATGGTGGGGGTCGTCAAGGGCGCGACACAAAAAAAAGACCCACGCATCTGTGCGTGAGCCTAGAAAAAACGTGTGCGCGGACAGGGAAAAACCCCCCGCGCCTGTGCTGACGCGAGGGGCAAGCCTAACTATCTATAGAGGGCTAACCCTCGCATTCATCCGCGTCGCTGGGGCATGTGCTCCCCCAGAAACAAGGGCAATCCTCGCTTGAGTAACTCATGCGCTTACTCGCTTCATGATTACGCGGAGCGTGTCGCCCACAATACCGAACTCAACTACACCGCGATTCTCCACGCGGTCGAATACGATACCAACGCGACCCTTACCGAGATGAACAAGGTCGCCCAACTGTGCATGTGCGAGGGGAACCAACTCGAAATCAGGGATGTGATTCAGGCTCGGTACGTTGTACGCATGCTTTACGTCCTGCACCTCCGCCTTGAGATTTACTAGTAAATCATCTTGTGTCCATGCTGTGTTCATTGTGTTGCCTTTCGTCTAATGCTGAGAGACCACCTCCCAACGACAAACATTATCTCACACCTCGAGCCGAATGTCAAACCTCAAGCGTAAATCCTCGGCATGTCGGCTCCGTCATGTGTCATGTCATGTGTGATGTGCCTGTGCTCCACGTCATGTGTACATGCCGTGTCGCCATACGTGATAACGCGCATGTATGGCGAGAGATACGTATTGACTGTTAGCAGCTCGCGCACATGATCCATGCACACCTGTCTTTTCTTGATAACAAATCGAAGATTTGTTTGATAAAGGGGGTCGAATCAAAGCGGTTCGGCGATTGACGAAAGGAATAACCATGAGAACAGTTGAAACTAAGACACTGACCGCCGTTGTGAAGAACGGAGTTGTTCATGTGTCGAAGCCGAATGATAAGCGCATCTTCGCCAAGGTGCGAATCACTACCAACACAGCCAAATCTTCGAAGAAGATTGAGGCAATCCTCGGAGCCTTCAAGGCATACCCGAACTTTACCACACTTTTGGATGAAATCCAAAAGGTTGAACCAAACGCATACCTAACTCTGAAGGGAGGTCGCGCATAATGAGATGCCAATACTGTGATAAAGCAACTGACATCATCTACTCAGGCATAGATGCCTTCGTGCTCGGAGTCGAAGTCGAGAAGACTTGCTACCCCTGCGCTGACATACGTAATCGCTCGAAGGAAGGAGATAACTAATGTACTACGGAGACTACATTGCTATAGCAATAGCACTATTCATGACTGGATTTGTTACTGGAATCTACGTCGCTCGTCGCGCCGTTCGTGAATGGCTCGCACGTCAAAGATAGCACATCTTTAGATGTGCTTATAAAGGGGGGACGGCAAATCGCTGTCCCCTCTATTGTCGCTTAGAAAGGAGCAACAATGACTGCACTAATGCTTGATGTTCAATGCCGACTATGCGGTGAGTCCAAGTGGCTTGATTGCACAGTCGAACAGATGAAGGAGTATGCGCTGCCTCGTACAGAGCGCAGACTTGTGCAAGAAATCTTCCCCGACTTGTCTATACAAGACCGAGAGTTGCTTATCTCGGGGACATGTGATACCTGCTGGCAAAAGTTGTTCGGCAGCGATTGTGATGAGGAGGAATGAAATGGATTACAAAGTACAACTGAACCACCAAGAAGATGAGAACGCACCAAGAGGAACTCGCTACTTCGTAGAGTTCTTCAAGCGCAATGATTGGGAAACCTTCGTCGGCGGAGGCGAGGGTTTCTCATGGCAAGAAGCAATGGCAAATGCCATTGACAAACTACAAGAGAACGGAGAAATCTAATGGGAGCACGTGTCAACTTCGTCTTCAAGCAAGACGAATCAGGTAAGAACCTAACGCTTTACTCACACTGGGGCGCAGACTCATGGGAGGTTGACCTTGCCTATGCACTAGACAAGGCACGACCACGCTGGGATGACCCTACTTATGGTAGTCGCATAGTTGTTTCACAACTAATCGGTGACCAATGGAACTCAGAGACAGGGTTCGGGCTATACGTAACAGAAGACACGACCGATTTCTGGGACGAGGTAGTAACTGTTGACTTTGTCAACAAGACAGTGAACGGAGTGCCATTCGACACTCACATCAACTACGGACAAGCAAAGGAGGAGTACACAAATGCCTAATTGGGTATTCAATTCGCTATCTATTGAGGCAGAGCCTCAAGTTCTAGCACAGATTAGGGCGCAGGTATCTGCGCCCTATGAATCACAGTATCTTGATTGGAAGACCAACGAGCCAGTCAAAGAAATGGTTGAACAACCATTCTCATTTTGGAACATCATCAAGCCAACCGACCTTGATGCATACCATGACAACCCAGTAACGCACGACCAGAGCGGGCGCGATCACTGGTACAACTGGAACATTCGCAACTGGGGTGTGAAGTGGGAAGCAAGAGAAGCATACGAGAAGGATGATGTCACCGAAGGTGATACCGATACCTTCTACAACTTCGATACAGCGTGGGGCATACCGAATGAAGCAATGCTTGAACTCTCACGCCAATACCCGACCGCATCACTCGAGCTCGAGTACGAGGAAGAGAATGGTTGGGGTGGCTGCATTCTCTACGAGAATGGAACTAGTACCGAGACAGAAGAGTACGAAAACAAATGCAAAGACTGTTACGCACTGAACACGCTTGAGTACTGCGAAGAATGCAGTAATCAACTCTGCTCCACCTGTAATGACATAGGCGAAGCCGACCTTGATGCACTCAAAGAGTGCGAGACACACAAACATCTAGTACAGGAGGTAACAGCATGATGGGTTACAAGTATGCAGACATACAGAAGTTCGGCACTGCTCTGAACAGAGCAGAGTTCTACCTACCACCAAGCGATACAGAAACAAGGGAGGGTCTCACTCAGGTGTGGGATTTCTTCGAAGGACTACTAGCCGAAGGCTATGTAGAAGGAGAGGAGCAAGAATAATGGGACGTAACACAGCGCAAGACCTAGCAGAGAATGTCATAGACATTCGACAGTCGATTGCCATACAACTGCAATCGAATCACTATCCGCCTGTACCACTGAGCATGGTCGAGCCATGTATCGAGGCTATCTATGCGGTATCTGAAGGGCTAACACATAAGCAAATCAACCTGCCGAAAGGTGTGTCATGGCGTGGCTATCCAACGGCTCCCGCCTACACCATAGTCGAAGGGCATCACCTTGAACCATGGTGTACATACGATCACGAGTGACGTGTGTTCTTTATAGCATAGAGAATCTATGCTCTTGAATAATGGCTCAACCAAAACCGAAAGGAGAAACATGCTATCGCTAATCAGAAGCAATGACCGCAAGGTTACCAACCTAGTCTCGCCAAGTGGCAAGACATCTGCAATCGCTAACACCTTCGGCTTACCAGCAGGCAAGGCATACTCATGTCCAAATGCAACCAGCATCTGTGAGAAAGTGTGTTATGCAGGCAAGCTCGAGCGTGTATACAAGGGAGTGCGTGAGGTTCTCATTCACAACTGGCAACTATTGAAGGACGCTGACGTCAACCAAATGGTTGACTTACTTGATGACATGATTACTGATTTCATCAGGGATTGTGAGAGACGGAATGCCCCGAAGTTATTCCGCATCCACTGGGACGGCGACTTCTTCAATCAAACTTACGAGTATGCATGGCAGAAAGTAATCATGATGCACGAGGACGTACAGTTCTGGTGCTATACACGTGTCAAGTCTGCTGCTTATTCCCTATCGGGACTTGACAATCTCTCGCTGTACTACAGCACAGATGATGAGAACAAGCACATTGCCGAACAAGTTCGGCATGAAACAGATACCAAACTAGCGTACCTATCCGACACATTTGCAGATGCAGAGGATGAAATGGTACGTATCACTGGCAAGGTAGGTGCGAAATGCCCTGCACTAACCAAGCAAATCCCGCTCATCTCAACGAGCGGTTCAGCCTGCGTCAGCTGCGGGCTCTGCGTATACGGAAAGTCCGACATACGATTCAGCATCACCAAGAAATGAGGAACAAATGGAAGCATCATTCATGATTGCACAGGTAGAGACAACCATGTCTAACTACACCAATCAGTACCACCGCTTAGGTATGCGAGACCTTGCCATATGGCAAAGCCTCGGCTCATACTATGCAGACCCAGAAGATTATGACATCGTGCTTACCTCGACACGTGAAGAAGCCTTCGACCGTATGGTTGCAGATCACTGGCACGTACGAGTAAGCGATGCATTCTTTGGGTTGGACTATGAAGGTATCGACGAAGAAGTACTTGATTACCTGAAGAGCAACAAACTAGTAACCGACACAACAGAGGAGGAAGAGTAATGCCTATCATGTGTGAAGAATGTAAATGTTCGAACTGGATTTGCTCCGACTGTGGAGAATCCAATCATAATGATTGTGGTTGCCCATGCTGTGGCTGTAAATGCCAGACAAAAGAAGATGAGAAATGGTGCGACGATTGTGGAAAGAACGTGCCATACACCAGCGAAGGATGTGCGTGTCAAGATAGCACAGCTTTAGCTGTGCATATAGATAACCAACCAACCGAAAGGAGCAACACCATGGAAACA